TTGGCCAGCCTCAGCTTCGCGGTGCAGGACGACGGCATGGGCGACGCCTTCGCCCCGCGGCCGTTTCCGGTGCTGCTGCCGCTGTCGCGGGCCGCCGGCACCTCCTTCACCCTGCTGCAGCAGGTGTTCCTGCCCGACGGGCAGGCGCCTGGCGCCAACTTCGAGGCCTACTCCAACCCTGGACACCACAACTGGATCTACCGGAACGGCTGGTCCTGGTCCGGCGGGGCGGCCGCCGACCTGCGCGCCGATCCGCCGCAGGTGCTGGTGCAGCCGCCGCGCTACCGCTACTGGCACGCCGGCAGCCCGCCGGTGGTCGTTCCGCCGGTGACCCCGCCGCCGAGCACCGGCGCCGAGACGCCCTATCTGCGGCTGACCCAGCGCGACGACGGATTCGGCATCACCCGGCACGCCCGGCTCAACGTCGCCAGCGACGCCGCCAACCAGCCCAGCTCGCTGCAGCACTCCCGGGCGCCGCGGATCGGGCAGGCCAACCGCTATGTCTAAGGAGAGCGCATGGACAACCAGGTGGCACTGAGCGACTACTTCGTGGCCCGGATCGCCACCCGGCAGTTGGTCGGCGTCAAGACCTACCTGGCCCTGCACACCTCTCATCCGACCGCGCTGGGGCTGCTGGCCACCGAGGTCGCCGGCGGCGGCTACCGGCGCCAGCGAATCCGCTTCGGCCTGCCCGCCAACCGGATCTGCAAGTCCATCACCGCGCAGACCTTCATCGGCATGCCGGCCTGCCGGGTCACCCACCTGGGCGTCTGGGACGATCCAGTGGCCGGGCATTTGCTCTTTGTCGTCAAGCTCAATCCCGCGCTGGGAGTGCGGGTCGACGGGCACTTCCTGACCAGTGCCGGCGACGTCGTGCTCAACCTCGACCAGCCCGGCCCGGTCGAGGTGCAGCTGCCGCCGGTTGACGTCACCGGCCCGGAGGTGCCGCCGCTGCCGACCCCGGTGCCGCCGGTCCGGCCCACCCCGGCACCGCCGCCGGCGCCGACCCCGACCCCGACACCGATACCGCCGGCGCCGGCGGTCGGCGGCTTCACCCTGGTCAGCGAGGATCAGTTCGCCAGCCTGGACCCGGCGGCCTGGCACGCCTATGACAACTCCACCTTCGGCGCGCCGACCCGGGTGCAGCTGTACCTGGCCAACAACGTGGTCACCGGCGCCGGCTCGGCCGGCTCCACCGGCGGTACCTCGCTGAAGCTGCTGTCCAAGCGGGAGAGCATCGGCGGCCACGCCTACACCGCCGGCATGCTGGACTCCAAAACGGCCGGTCGGTTCGCTCCGCGCTACTGCCGGCTGGAAGCCCGGATGAAGATCCCGCACGGCCAGGGACTCTGGCCGGCCTGGTGGCTCACCGCCCGGCTCGGCGGCGCCAACATGATCGAGTTCGATCTGATGGAGTACTTCCACTCCCAGCTTCCCGGCAAGCTGACCACCACCCTGCACCGGGCCGACAACACCGGCAAGCTCGTGCAGAACCTCACCAAGGCCAGCACGTTCTTCGAGGCGCCCACCCTGACTCCGGGCTGGCACACGATCACCGTGGAGATCACCCCGGACTCCGGCGACGTCAACGCGCCGAACGCCGCCGTGCGGTTCAAGGTGTATCTGGACGGCGTGCTCTACTTCAACTACCTCGACACCTCGGCGCTGTACTGGTCGACCAACGGCGGCGACGCCGACAGCTTCTGGAATGTGTACGTCCAGGGCTGCCAGATCGACGGCAACTGGGTCGGCTCGCCGGACGGCCCGCTGGGCTACTCGCACTGGCTCAACCGGTGCCTGGCCGGCGGCACCGCGCCGAACGCCTGCACCACCACGGTCGGCGGGCATGCCATGCAGCTGCCGACCTTCGGCGATCCGTCCTCGACCTTCGAGCTGGACTACCACAAGGTCTGGAAGTACGCCGCATGATCAGCGTGCTGGGCAACTACTTCGGCAACGCCGCGCTGCTGGAGGACCTCAGCCACGCCACCAACTACCTGGCGCTGCATGAGGCCGACCCGACCGGCGCCGCGCTGGCCGGCACCGAGCTGGCCGGCGCGGCCCGGCCGCCGATCCGGTTCAGCCTGCCGGCCGGCCGCTCGGTGGTCTCGACCAATGCCCAGCAGTTTCTAGGCCTGCCCGCCGCCCAGGTGAGCCACTTCGGGATCTGGGACGCCCCGGCCGCCGGCAACCTGCTGGTCATCGTGACGCTGAGTCCCCAGCTGCTGGTGGGCGGGTCTCTGTTGCTGCCGGCCGGCGAGGTTGCGGTGAGTGTGTGACGAGCCAAGCCAGCGAGGATGGGGTTAGAGAACTCGGAGGTTGGTCGTGTTGTTCGCCGCCGGGATGCAGGTCGTTGGTGCCGCCGCCGATGCGGGGGGGTCGTCGTTCGACCCGCTGACGCTGCTGGCCAGCACCGGCATCCCCGGCGTGGTGATCGTGCTGCTGATCACCGGCAAGCTGCGCACCGAGTCCGAGGTAAAACGGCTGGAGGGCGAGAATGACCGCAAGGACATTGTCATTGCCCAGAAGGACGAGCAGATCCAACGACTTCAGGCAGGCATTGTTGACCAGGCCATCCCCGTCATCACTCGCAGCACCGAGCTATTGGCCAGGTTCACCTCCGCGGCTCTGGATCACAACCGCTCCACCTCCAGCGGTGGTGACTGAGATGGGCCTGCGACGGATGGGGCTGTGGCGCTGCCGAGCCAAGCCTGATGACTCCTACCGCCAGCTCCAGCAGTTGCGCGCACAGCTGCTGGAGGTCGGGCGGGTGATCGGACAACTGGAGATCGTCGCCGACCACCTGGAGTCCGTGGTGAATCGGCACTGGCCAGCCTCAACGGAACGGACGCCCCACGATGCCTGATCGGGATCTGCTGCTGGCCGAGGTGCAGCAGCTGCGCGGCGCGGCCAAGGAACTGACCAACAAGCTCGGCGTGGCCCAGCGCCAGGTGCGCCTGCTGCTGGCGATGGTGGCCGCACTGGCCCTGCTGGCCACGGTGGTCACCGTGCTGGTGGTCCGCGGTATCGGCGAGACCTCTCGGATCAACGACCAGGTGCAGAAGGGTGTGCGCGGCACCTGCAGTTTCTGGCACGACCTGGCGGTGCTGCCGCTGCAGAAGAACGCCACCAGTACCGCACTGTCGCTGGTGGCCGATGCTCGTCTTGCCTATTTCGGCCTGGACTGCCTCGCCGGCGGCGGCGATCCGCTGCCGCCACCGGACCCTCGGGTCGCCAAGCTGCTGCCCAAAGGCCAGCGCTGAAAGGAGAACTGCCGTGCTGATTCTGGGAATCGTGTTGCTGCTGCTGGGCGTGCTGCTCGGCATCCATCTGCTGGTGACCCTCGGCCTGATACTGGCGATCATCGGAGCGGTGCTCTGGGTGGCCGGCTCGCTTGGCAACGGGGTCGGCGGTCGCCGGCACTACTGGTAGTGCCGCAGCCGATCCAGGCGTGTCCGACCGGACGGACCCGTACCCTCGTGGTTGCATAGACGGAGCCCATCTACGCAGCGACCGCGCTAGATGCAGCACGAGGAGAGGACGACCCGATGGGCGATCTCGAACGCGCCTGGCATCCGGCGACCGGCTCGCTGCGGCTGGCGCACAGCCTGCTGCGCGGCATGAGCGAGCTGAACGCGCTCTTTCCGCAGCGGCCGCAAGGCGCCCAGGAGGGCACCATCGGCGACGCGACGCACCGCGCCGAGGGCACCGGTTCCGATCACAACCCCAACGTCGCCGGCGTGGTGCGGGCCTGGGACATCGACTGCACCCCGGGCGTGGTCCCCTTCGACCCGCAGGTGCTGGCCAACCGGCTGGCCGCCATGATGCGAACCCCGGACCGCTACAACTTCTTCGGCTCCCGGGGTTACGTCATCTTCAACCGGCGGATCACCGCCTGGGACCCGTGGGGCTCCTGGGTCGCCTACACCGGCACCGATCCGCACACCCACCACATCCACATCTCGGTGGGCGCCAACGCCAGCGAATACGACGACATCGAGCCGTGGGACCTGGCCGCGGTCTTTCCTAAGACGCCGGCACCCAAGCCGACTCCCAACCCCAAGCCGACTCCCAAGCCGGTTCTCAAGCCGCCGGCGCCGGTGATCGCGCCGGCCCTGGCGCACGACGAGCTGTATCTGCGGTTCACCAACGCCGGGCCGCGCAACAACACCGCCGCCGTCTATCGGGTCTGCGGCAGCGCTCTGGCCTACATCAGCGGAGCCGACTACGCGGCACTGGGCAAGCCGCCGGTGCGGGTGCTCGATTCCCGTTCGGTGTTCTGGAAGTTCCCGGTCATCGCCGGCTCTCTCGACTACCGCGGAAAGTGACCCGCCATGCCTAATGCCGCCGTTCTCGGCCTGAACACCGCCGGCATCATCTCGCTGCTGGTGGGCACGGTGCTGCCGCTGCTGGTCGGCCTGCTCACCCGGCAGTCGCTCAACCCCGGCGTCAAGGCAGCCATTCTGGCCGCGCTGTCGGGGGTCACCGGCGTGCTGAGCCAGTGGCTGGAAGCCATCGACAACGCCCGGGCCTTCGCCTGGCAGCAGGCCGTGGTGGCCGCCCTGTTCACCTGGGCGGTCGGCGAGCTGAGCTACCTGAGGGTGTGGAAGCCCTCCGGCGTGGCGGCCAGCCTGCAGAACACCGGCATCACCGATCCGGCCGACTTTCCGCCGCTGGCCGCCGACTACGACGAGGACCAGACCCACGAGGGCCCCGACATCGAAGTTCCGGCCCATGTCGAGGCCGGGCTGGCCGGGCCGCTGCTGCCGACGCCGGTAGCGCTGGGCACCGCCGCTGCCGTGCAAGTCGTGCGCGAGCAGTCGGCGGGGCCGCAGGACTAACGCCGTGGGCGGCTTTCTGATCGACCGGCTGCCAGAGACCGACGAGGAGCTGCACTGGGTCGTCAAGGCGCTGTGGGGCGTCACGATCCCCACCCAGGTGGTCTGCCCCGACCACGTCGCGCCGATGACCGCCTTCGCCGACGCCTACTTCAGGCGCAACTCGATCAACCCCGACGGCGAGGTGCAAGACCTGGCGCTGTGGCACGGCTCCCGAGGCCTGTCCGGCAAGTCCTTCCTGCTCGCCGTGCTGGGCCTGACCGAGGCCGTGCTGCTCGGGGGTGACGTCAACCTGCTGGGCGGGTCCTTCGAGCAGTCCAAGAACATCGCCATCCACATGGGGAACTCCTGGGAGGCGCCCAATGCCCCTCGGTACATGCTGGCCTACGACGGCGCGCAGGAGGTCCGGCTGACCAACCGGGCCAAGATCCGGCCGCTGACCGCCTCGCAGAAGACCGTCCGCGGCCCGCACCCGCCGTTCCTGCTGCTGGACGAGATCGACGAGATGGACCTGAAGATCCTCGACGCCGCGCTCGGCCAGCCGCTGCCGCAGGTCAACTACCTCGGCGACCTGATCGAGCCCTACACGGTGATGTGCTCCACCTGGCAAAATCCCGAGGGCACGTTCACCGAGATCAAGAAGCGCGCCGAGGACCGCGGCATCCCGGTCTACACCTGGTGCTACCGCGAAACCTCCAACCCGGTCGACGGCTGGCTGACCGAGAAGACCATCGCCGGCAAGAAGGCCTCCATTCCGGCCGAGATGTGGCGGGTCGAGTACGAGCTTGGCGAACCCTCGATCGGCAACCGCGCCTTCGACTCCGAGGCCATCGAGCGCACCTTCGCGTTGCCGTTCGCACCGCTGAAGAAAAAGGAATCCCGCGACTTCGAGGAGTACACCTTCGAGGAGCCCGAGCGTGACGGCACCTACGTCGCCGGCGCGGACTGGGGCAAGGAGAAGGACTACACGGTGATCGCGGTCGGCCGGGTCGACGTGCGCCCGCACCGGCTGGCCTACTACCTGCGGGTCAACCGCCGGCCCTATCCGCAGATGGTCGGCTGGTTCAACAAGGCGGTCAACCGCTACTCGGCCTCGGCCGCGCACGACGCAACCGGGCTGGGCAACGTCATCAACGACATGGTGGACCGCCGGGTCCGCAAGTTCCTGATGACGGGGGAGAAGCGCTCGGCGATGCTGAGCGAATACGTCTCGGCAATCGAGAACGACCGCTGGGTCTTTCCCAAGCTCAAGAGCGCCTACATCGAGCACAAGTACGCCCAGGTCGGCGACCTGTACTCGCACAACCAGATGTACCACCTGCCCGACACGGTCTGCGCCTTCGGCCTGATGGAGCACATGGCCAAACGAGTGGTGCCGGCCAGCGCACCCCTGGTGATCCCGCGCAACAACCAGCCGATGCCGATCGAGGCGATGTTCGCCAACACCCCCCAACGCGCGGGGGAGGTGCGGATTGTCTCTGACGCGCCGTCGTCCGGCGGAATCAACCTGCTGGTCTGAGTCGACAGTGTGGGTAGAACCCGCCGTGAGGATAAGGTCATGACCGCCATGCGTCCCAGCGATGCCCGCATCCTGGACGACACGGCCGGCGACGTGATGCCCAAGCAGGTGCCGCTGGAGCTCGAGATCGGCCGCTCCGGCCTGCGCCGGGTCGGCGGCTACGTCGAAGAGGAGTTCCTGCCGCAGCTGCGCGGGCGCAAGGCCGTGCAGGTCTTCCGGGAGATGGCTGACAACTCCCCGGTCGCCGGCTCGATGCTGTACGCCATCGAGCAGCTGCTGCGCCAGATCGAGTGGCGGGTGGAGCCGGCCTCCACCAAGGCCGACGACCGCGCCAACGGCGAGTTCGTCGAGCAGAACATGAACGATATGAGCCACTCCTGGTCGGACCTGATCTCTGAGATCCTGACCATGCTGCCCTACGGCTGGTCCTATCACGAGCTGGTCTACAAGCGCCGGATCGGGCCGTGGGAGAGCGACGCCCGCAAGCGCAGCAAGTACACCGACGGCCGGATCGGCTGGCGCAAGATCCCGATCCGCAGCCAGGAGACCTTGCAGCGCTGGGTGTTCGACGAGACCGGCGGCATCCAGGGCATGGTGCAACTGAGCCCGCCGGACTACCAGACCCGGCCGCTGCCGATCAACAAGTGCCTGCTGTTCCGCACCTCGGTCACCAAGAACAACCCCGAGGGCCGCTCGCTGCTGCGCACCGCCTGGCGGCCCTACTTCATGCTCAAGCGGCTGGAGGAATACGAGGCGGTCGGTATCGAACGCGACCTGACCGGCCTGCCGGTGGGCAAGGTGCCCGCCGAGTACCTCAACGCCAAGCCGGGCACCGACGAGGCCAAGATGGTCGAGGCGTTCCGCAAGATGGTCACCTCGGTGCGCCGCAACGAGCAGGAAGGCATAGTGCTGCCGACCGCCTACGACCAGGACACCAAGCAGCCGCTGTTCGACTTCGCCCTGCTGACCTCGGGCGGATCGCGGCAGTTCGACACCGACGGCATCATCCAGCGGTACGAGACCCGGATCCTGATGTCGATCCTGGCCGACTTCATCATGACCGGGCACGAGGACAACGGCGGCTCCTACGCCCTGCACACCGACAAGTCCGGGCTGTTCCGCACCTCGATCAACTCCATCGCCCAGGCGATCGCCGACGTGTTCAACCGGCACGCCATTCCGCGGCTGTTCGCCCTGAACGCAATGAAGCCGGCCGAGCTGCCGCGGATCGTGCCCAACGACGTCGACCCGCCCGACCTCGGGCAGCTGGCCCAGTTCATGACTGCGATGGGCGGCGCCGGCGCACAGTGGTTTCCCGACCCGGAGTTGGAGAAGTTCCTGCGCGACGCGGCCCGGCTGCCCAAGCTGGACAAGAACGTCGAGCAGGTCCGCGAGACCATGCAGCGCCAGCAGTCGGTGCTGGACCTGGCCAACCTGCAGCTGCAGGCCATCCAGCTGCGCGCCCAGGCCGAACAGGGCCAGCAGCAGATCCAGGAAGCCCAGATGGCCCAGGCCGATCCGTACGGCGTGCAGCAGGCCCAGGTGCAGCAGGCGATCGGCGCCTCTGACCCGAATGCTCAAGGTGGCCAGCAGGATCCGAACGCCACCGCCAAGGGCGCAGTGGAAACCGAGCGGGCCAAGATCGGCCTGCAGGGCGACAAGGTGAAGGTCCAACAGGAGAAGGCGAAGCTGGCCAATCTCAAGAAGGCGCCCGCCAAGGCCGCGCCGGCCAAGGCCGCGCCGCGAAACGGAGCCCGCAGATGAGCCTCATTCCGGTGGACCCGTACTACGGCGTGCAGGAACCGGGCTTCAACCATGCCGCGGCGAATGTGATGTTCGAACGCATCATGAAGATGGCTCCCGACGAGGCGCAGATGTATGCGGTGCTGGTGCTCTCCGGCGCGCTGCAGGACGAGCTGGTGCGGCACGGCAGCGTGATCACCAAGGCGCTGGACGAGCACTATGCCCAGCGGGCCGCGACCATCCGCACTCGGCTGGCCCGCAGCGCGGTGTCCAAGGCCCGGGCCGGGCAGGACAACACCGCGGAGATCCGGGCGCTGGAGGAGGTGGCCAAGGCCTTCGGCAAGGACCGCTACACCCGCAACACCAAGGGCCAGTTCTGGCACACCGAGATGCGCCACCTGCTCGCCGGCGCCACGCCGGTGCGCCAGGTGTCCATCGACTACACCGACGCCCACACCAGGCCCTGGCCCGACAAGGTCGCCCGGCGACACGGCGTGCCCACCACCGGGCTGTCGGGCAAGGATGCCGCGCGCTACCAGTACGCCTACGCCCAGATCGCCGACATGGTCGCGCAGTTCACCGGCATGAACCCCGGCGACGCCGCACTGCACGTGCGGGTCAAGGCCAAGGACGGCACCAAGCGCACCGAGGTTGTCGACCTACCCCAACGCGGGGAGGACCTGGGGCTGGGCCTGAAGGCCGGCGAGCGGATAACCTCGGCCTCGCTCACCGTGCTGCCCGGCGTCTCGCCCGCGGCCGCCGGTTACGACGCACTGGCCGCGCTCGGGCAGCCCGGCATGGGCGGCGTGCTGGCCAACGCTGTCAATCACGGCGCCGGCAGCCCCGAGCGGGTCAAGGCCTTCGGGCACGAGTGGAGCCGCCCCGACGCCGACGACAACGACGCCTATCGGCCCTCCGCCCGGGTGTTCGGCCGGCTGGCCGCCGGCTCCGCACTACTGTCCGACACCCTCGGCGATAGCGCGCCGCGCAAGGTGCAGCTCGCCCTGGCGGTCGGCCAGCACGTCGGCGAGTACGGCCCGGAGGCCCAGAAGGTGATCGGCCCGCACGCGGACAAGGCTGCCTACCGCTACCGGGGCACCGAGCGCGCGCCGGACACCCGGCTGATCCGCGGCCTGGAGTCACTGCGGCTCTCACCGCAGCACGGCACGGCGCAGGCCAAGCGCGAGTACCTGATCCACGGCTCGCTGGACCCCGAGGGCAACTGGCAGCCCAGCCCGACCCTGAAGTACTTCCGCTCGCTGCTGCCCAACGCCGACCTGAACACCCTGCAGCGCAAGTCCGGCACCATTCCGCCCTCGCAGGGCATCATCCTCAACCGGGCCGGCCAGGTGACCACCCAGTCGGTCGGCTACGGCGATGACCACTACCTGCCCTTCAACC